GGTTCCTGTCGTATGGGAGCGCAGATACAGCGACTTGATCGGCTCGGCATCAGTCTCAAACTGACGGGGAAAGGTGCCTACGTAACTCGTCAGAAAATCGTATATCTTCGCCTGACCTTCGCGGGACGGAGACGAGGCAAGCGTAATGAATTGGTATTCCGTTGGTATATTCGTTGCTCCGTACCGGCCGCCTAAGCCATTATGACCATGAAGCCCGACGTAGTAAGAACACATTCGGTTACACGAGTCGGTATCTGCGGCCTTACAGTGTTGACGCAAGATGCAACGTTTAGAATGAGACAATTTACGATCACCCTCCTCCTAATTCGAGTAGCAAACGGTTTAGCTCGACTAATCCAAGCCGGTTGTCCTCCGTCCAAAGCGTTTTTATCGGTTTTTTGTAAAGGGCGGAAGCATCGTAAACCATCACTATCGGATCGAATATTTCCATCTCTCGTAGACGCTCCATGAAATTCGTTAGCTCATCGTCTGGCATCGGCAAGGAGGTCCATACTCCGCCTTTGCAAAAGCCGATTTTAAATTCCCGAGCATCCACGATAAAGGCCTTAGTTTTCATACAATCGCCGTCCCCCTTCTACAACCAGCTTGTCAGTTCTGATACATCCGGCACCTCTTGCGCTTTCTCTACCCGCTTCTCCTCCGCAAGCACCTGCGGGAGTATCCGGCTTGCCATATACGATAGTACAAACCCTGCTGTCAGGATCGGGTACTGCCGGGATGGCCGGTACTCACAGAATGCCCGATCGAATACCTTCCGCAGCACTTCCGGCCCGTAGAGAGTCAGATTCCGCTTGATGACGCCTTGCTCAAACTTCCAGTTTCGCATAGGTACGTATACCTCTGCGCCAAACAGTTCTCGGTTCATGTCGGCAAAATAAGCGTGGACGGTGCGGACGTTCCATTTATCAATTGGGAGGTTCCGCCAGTCATCTGATTTAATCTTTCCGGGCATATCGGACTTCCACCTCCGGCAGACGGGCATCTAAGAATCCACAGATTTCTTGAACATTCCGTTTGTACTCGTCGAGCAGTTCAGTTGGACTAGTGATCTCGGAACCGTTATTGCCAACTTCCCGTAACCCCACTGCATGTATCGCAGCAGTCAAACCCGTTGGACTTAGAGGGTAGTACCCAGAATCCCGCCACGTTTCCCGCGGTTCGGGTGACTTCCCGTTCTTCTTAAGGCCCTCCCAGTTCGGATAACGTGTTGGATCGGTGAATCTTCGTTCCATGATGATAAAGTTTCGATCGTCCGCCCGAAGACGGAAGTTTTCGGTCAGACGGATATCAATCTTTTTGCTCGCCATTTTAACGGTCTCCTTTCGGGAAATTATCGATTTTCTCGCCGAGGTGGACGGATAATACTACCGGCGAGTAAATCGTCTAATTCCTCGGTGATTTTCGTTCCGTTTCTGTACCCATTTGATATACTCGGGTCTGATTTTAAAAAACACGTAAATCAACTCGGGAGTAACTTCGTATTCGTCGTGGTCACCACACGCACATGTCGGGTCAGCGGCCAATATCTCGAGGTCTACGGGTGTCGCCGAAGAACAGATTGGGCAGTGGGCTTCAAAGTGAGCGGTGACTTTTCCGCGTTTGACAAGTTCAAGTAGTCTTTTAAAAATCACATGCAACGGAAGCATTGTAGCAGCCGCAACATCCTTAGGAGAAAACGTGTAAACCTCGTGTCTAGCCGCTTCCTCTACCCAATCGTCAATGTCCCAGATATCTTCCAAGCCGTTCGCCTCCTTTAGGCCGCCCGTCGCGTCCGTTTCTTGCCTTCTTCGAATAACCTTTCAGGTTCTTCTCAGATCGACGCTCCAATATATGTTTAGGTATATATTTTGGCATCGACCGCAAGGAACGAAGTGACGCAGCGTAATGTTTATGGCTCTAGTTAATATAGTTCTTGTTTATATAGTTCTTCTTAGTGTGACGTCGGCCACGTGACGCCTGCTACGTGACGTTTGCGTCACTTACGGTCGCCGTCGAAGATTCCGAGGTTACTAACGGGCAGAATCGTATATATCGTATTTGCCCACGCTTGCGTCTGCGGGTCCCTCGTTCTCTTCACCTCGATCAAGCTCCGTCCCTTCCATTTGTATTTTCGAAGGGAACGTATCCTACGGGTTGCACTCTCCCGGGAAATCCCGAGTGATTTTGCGATCATCTCCTGCGTTGGGTAGCATTCGCCTTTTTCGTTCATATATGACGCCAGTACGATTAGCGTTTGCAGCCGTTCGGGACCGATATCTGCGACCATGCCCGACCGGACTGCGTCTACATAAAACTTGATGAAAATCCGCGTTTCCGTCTGGCCGGATGTAATCGAGTATTCCGTCTGACTTTCGACGGACATTAGGTTGTTGTTCAAAGCCTTATCGCCTCCCTTCGCTAAGTATCCGGGCCGTCGTTGCGCGAATCGTTTCCTGCGCCCGGCAGTCTGCGATCATTCGGAGAACTTCGCGGCCTTTCATTATGCCCGTTGCGTAGACTACGCCGGATGTCTTTCCGGCAGATTCCCGGAGCATTTTCGATAGGTTCATTCGGTATCCCTCCCGTCTAATTCTTCGTTAAGAGCGAGCAAAATCTTTTTAATTTCGTTAATTTTAGTGTTGTCGTCGGCTAGTGGTGATTCGACGATGCCCTCGATCCTGCCGACTATATACGGAAACAAATTTATAAGGTCCATTTCCGCCAACCTTTGCCATCTACTCATGCGATTACTCCTTTCTTTTCCCGATCCATCACCGGCACTATACCGCGGCGCTTCAGTATCTCATGGATGAATAGGCGGCCCTTCTGCGTCCATCTCGTATTCATGGTAACGTCCCGATCGCCATTTCTTCGCCTGATATCGATGGTAAATAGTGATCATCCAGAATCCTTACTGCTCCGTTATTTACAACCGTACTTTTTTGACCGGTTGTAAAATCTACATTTTCAACGAACCCATATTCGGTCATTCGAGCGAACCATTTAGAATAACGTTCATTGGATTCCAAGAACTCATGAAGGTCTCGACCGCTTACAAGCAGATTCCCATTTTCATTTGAATGTGTTGGGATTATTTCGTTCACTGCGCTGCCTCCTTTTTATTTAATCTCAATTAGTTATCGAATTCTGATCCCAATCAAATTCGGAGAGCTCTTTTGCGGTTAGGAACGAATGGTCGCGAGCGTCTGGGGCCCACTCATCCGCTTTCTCTTTTACCACTGTTGACACATCGGAAGGGAGTCCCCGCGGTTCTGATATCGGCTTGACCCGGTTATAGTTTCGGACATTAGCGAGAGCAGCGTAGAGGCGATAGTGGTGCGCGCTCCTATGCACCTTAATACTTCTTTTCATCGAGTAAACCAATATCGTACATTAGCTTTGCTGTTTTGTGATCAACCAGTACACCATTGACGGTATTTGCGTAAGGAGAAATCTTCTTTCCATTGTTAGGGTCATACCATCCTGTCTCAATCTCCTTATCGTTATACGGGTGGCAGTCCTTCCAGACCAATCTCCCATCAATAAATTCATACCATTCGCGTTGCTCCGGTCCCATTTCACTTGCCCCACATTCTTGACAATGGTACGGACCGCATTGCACCATCCCGACTCCAACATCCACCCAATCAGCTTCGCACTCGCTTCCACAATATGGGCATTCCTTTGAAGGTGTATCATATGCACTCATTTCTCAGTTCCTCCTTAGCGCATCCTCTCTTTACAAGACTTCTTCCCATATCTCCGAACCAGAAGGTCGTAACCTATGTGTGTCATATAGAAGACCCAAATAAATCTTCTACCTTCGCGAACATAACCCGGTGTAAAGTTTGCAAAGTAGATATCATCGGTAACATCCAAATCATAGGTGTCCTCAACTAGTTGGGAGTGGTCTACGCCAAGTGACTCCGCAACTTCCCGGCTGTCTAAGAGAATCTGACCATATTTATTGATTACGTTGCCGTCGTCACGTTTGATTAACGGACCATACCCCGCGGCTGTAATTTTATTCATTTTCGATCATCCTTTCATAAACGATAATTTCGTTTTTCTTCTTCCTTCGTCCATCGATCCAGACTGACGGTACTAAACAAGTACCGCGGTTTCTTGCTGCCTTCCGAGCCGATTACACGATGTGGGATGCGTTTTTCTCGGTCTTGGTCTTAATCCAGTCAACAACCTGACTATAGAGAAACCTGACCACGTGACCCCGCTTAAAATAAGGCAAACCTTCACACATCATGGCTTCCAATGTAGGTATAGAGACTTGGAAAAACGCCGCTACTTCTTTTTTCGTCATAACCTTATCCTCGGCTACTAGACCATCAATAGCCTTGATAACACTTTCTTTGATGTCCTTATCTAGTTGTTCTTTTAATTGCGAAGTCAAGTCCAGCGTTATATTCACCGTTT